TGGTTCTTGAGATATTGTTGGCTCTTCTTTTGTGCTTATTTTAGCGAAAATATTTTTCATATTTTCTAAGTCTTTAAGTTCGTTAGACTTGGCTTTAATTGTAGGGTTATTTCTAAGTTTATCTTCTAGAGATGTTTTTACTTTTGCCGTAAAAGCAGAGAATTTCTTAGCTTCTGCGTCCGATATAGCCTCTTTTACTTCATTAATTTTTATTGTTTCCAATTTTTATCCTTTATTTTAATTATATTTATATACTATTACCAGGACTTATCATCTTCATTATCAGAGTCATAAAATCTTTTATATAGAGGGTCATTTTTCTCGCTTTCTAATTCTTCTGCCATGTCCTGTATATCTTCGTCACTCATCTTAAGTACTTTTTTGAATACGTAAGTATAACTAAAGTATTTACCAATTAAATCTTCTATATCAGTATATAGATTTAAACTTTCAGACATGTTATCTCTTTCCATTTTTTCAAAGAATTTATTTTCTGATACGAATTTTATTGCCATATTAGGCAATAATTCTTTCCATTCTTCATCAGAAGCAAGACCTTTTGCTATTACGTTTCTTCTTAATAGTTCATAAAATAAGTCTAAGAATTGTGTTCTTAATCTAGATATAAAATTAAAAAATTTAATTTCTTCTCTATTTATTGAAGTAGTATCGAAATCGAATTCTCCGTCACCAGACCCTTCATCATTTATTCTGTTAGAAGGAAGTTTTAGAGTTGTATATAATTTTCTTTTGAAGTATAATACGTCAGATAACTCACCTAAATTACCTGTTTCATCTATAGTATCTACAGTTGTTCCTTTTTCTCCACCTCTATTAGGAAACCAATAATCTTCTGTTAAAGAACTAATATGTTGTTGATTAGAAATTGTACCTGTATTTAAATCATAAAACTTTTTATATTTAAATTTAGCTTGATTTTTCTTCATTACTTCTTCTGCTTTTTTATTATTAAGCTTAGACACGTCAACATTAAAAACTCTTCTTGATACAGATCTTGTAAATCTCATAGGAATTAACATATCTTCTAATGTTTGAAGCATATTAGCAGGTTTTATAGCACTATGTAAATTACTAAGTATTATATTATCTGAATATATACCTGAATCGATTCTTATTATTTCTTCTCTATCAAATATTTTAGATTTATTTTTTATATTTAGATTATCAAGTGTTCCAATTTCTACATATTCCCATTTATCTGTTGTATAATTAAAATTTAATCCTAAAGGTGATAATATTGATATCTTTTTTATACCATCGCTTAAATTTTCTTCATCATAGGAACAATGAACATTTAGTTGTCCATCTATATAATATTGTAAAAACATAGAATAGGCGTTTTTATCAAAGTTTATTTTATTTGTTATGTGTTTTAATTCTTCTGAAAATTTATCTTTTACTTCTAAAGGAACGTCTTTATTAAAGTCCATATTTATTACGTCTGAATTGCCGGGAGAAAATACAGCCTCGTCAACAATTTCGTCCACTGCTGCTGATACTTCTGCTGTTGACGCAATTCTTCTATATGTTTTTATTAATTCGTTTTGTTCTTTTGTTTTTTGTTGTTTTTTGCTTCCATTACCACTATATATATTATAATCACCGTTATCGAAAAAACCTGTTGGTATAGTATCTTCTAAAGACTGATCTATATATTCTGTAGGTGGTTCAGAACTTAAATTTTGTGAATCTTCTTTTCTCGTTAGAAAAGGTTTTTCTAATGCTTCTAATATAAAATTTGCCATGATTTACCCTTTTTGTTTAATTTATAAATATATTTATAAAACAAATTAAGGAGTTAAATCATGGTAAAAGTAATAAGTGATACTAAAATATATTATAACGGCTCAAATTCTCTATTATTAGAGGGTACTATGTATGATGATAATGCTGATATAGTTAAGGCTAAACCAGAATTATTTACAAAAGTAGAATCTAAGTTAGAAATTCTTACTGAAGAACCGGTTGCAGAAGCAGTTATTGAAACAGTTGAAGAACCCGTTGTTGAGCCAGTTGTTGAAGAACGACCTAAAAAAAGAAATAAAAAATCTTAATGTATTTAGTCTCATCCGAGACTAAATAATCTTTTACATCTCTTCCCTAAAAACACATAGACATATAGTATATATAATATTAGTTTTAAAAGATATAATAGTGTGTAGAGTGGTGTTGTTTAAAATAGAGTGTTTTTATAAGGAGAGTAAATCTCCTTATAAATTTTTAAGCGAATACTTCTGAAAAAGATACGCCTGTGCCAACAGATACAAAATTTAATGTAATAAATTCTGCAACTCTTGTAGGTTTTATTGCTATAGTAGCAACGAACTGATTTGCATCAATAACAGCAGGTGTATTGTTTTTCTCATTACACTCAATAAAGAAGTCATATATACCTCTTCCAGATTGAACACCTTGTAAGAAAGGTCTAATAGCCGCTACGAATCTATTTCTAGTAAATTCATCATTGAATTCAAATAAATATACTTTAGCCATTCTTGAAATAGCTCTTTCTAGTGTATTAAATAATCCACGTACGTTTATTCTATCAAAAGAAGATGCTGTAGGTGTAAGAGTTTTTTGTCCCCATACTATAGCATTACCTTGACCTGGTAATGAAATTATAGGATTAACTCTGTTTTTATACATAAAATCTCTTTGACCTGAATTAGGGTTAAAAGCTATTTTATTAGCATTTTTTATTTGTCCTCTATCTAAACCAGCAGATGCCCACCATGTATTTAGTGATGTATTAGTACTAGCTCTAAGTCCAGCAATATCGCCAGCAACAGATACCCATCTCATTTTATCATTATATTGGTCATATTGATATTTGTAGTTTCCAAAGAATGCACAGAAATCATTCGCTGTTTCAGCCGCGTTTAATTCACCTGTTAATACGTCTTTTGTTAGATTTTCAACAACTAGAGCTGATTTTAAACCAACAGTATCTTCAAATCTAGAACCTATAAAAGCGATACAATCTTTTCTACCAGATGCAATAGATCCTGCTGCTTTTCTATAAGTTTCATTTGCAATAACTATATCAATATCTAATGTTTCTTTATTACCAAATATAGTATTTTCAGAAACATTACCGTAAGAATCTAAAATATCACTTGCAGATATAACTCCTTCAGACGCATTACTAGTTATAAGAGTATTGATTATTTCTGGTGTTAATTCTGCTCCGCTTATTGCATCATATGTTGGTGCAATATATAGTCTAGAAGCCGGCATATCTACTATTGAAGTATTATCTTTAGCATAAACTAAAGTTGAAAATTTATTAATAATATCTTCTATATATATAGATTTTCCTCTATAATCTTTTGTACCAGGTATTAAACTAACTATGTAAGCTCCATCGATTGTTGAACCATTTCTAATAACTATAGCTATTTCTTTTTTTGCTTCTAATGGTTTAGTTTCAAATAAATCATTAATAATAACACCTTTAAATATAGTAGATGCCCCAGTTGTAAAATCTGCCTCTCTAGCAATACCTATTTCTATACCATTTGATGATATACCTGCAGACTTAGCTATAAATTTTATTTTATCAGATACCGACATAGGGATACTTGCTTCAACAACACTATAATCATCCGCATTTCCTATAAAAATTGCCTCTAATTTTAATTCTGCTGCTGTTTTAGCTGTTCCACCGTCAATAGGGGCAACTGTTAAAGCATTTAATATAGAATCTTTAAGATATATACTACTTCCAACTAAATTTAGCGCATTAAAATCTGTAGTTGTATCAAAAACAAGTTTCCAATAATCACCAACAACGTTAGGAACAGTTACAACAAGTGTCATATCTCCAACCGCTACAACATCAGTAGTTGCTATACCAGGAACACTAGCAGTAATAGTTATAACATTCGCAGAAACAGAAATATTTGTAGCACTTGTGTCATAAGCTTCTAAAAGAGCTCCTAAAGACGTAGCAATCGTACTTGTCGTATCAGTTGCAATTGCGGTATATGTTATAGGAGTAACAACACCTAAACCGTCAGTTATATTTAAAGTATAATCGCCAACAGCGACTGTATTAATAGTTAAAGTTTCAACCTGAGCAACAGCCGTTGCGATGTTTGTTTCTATTGATTGTACTGTATATTCAGTTGTAGCTGCAGGGTCAAATTTTACAATTGAACCAGCTTGTAATTCTGTCGGAGCAAAGTCCAACTCAACTTTACCTAATTCTGTTGCTTTTACTTTATTACCTATGATACTATATGTACCCTTTGTATCCGCTGCTCTAGACAGTAATAATTTATCAGAATATTGTAAAAAGTTATATGCTTGATAAAAGTCATTAAAGTTCGTATTCGTTGGTGTACCATATTGGTCATATAGTTCTCCAGTATTTGTTATTAAAGTTTCTTTTCCTATAGGTCCCTTATTAAAGTTTCCACCAAACGCTGCTGTTGAATTACCTAATTGAGGTACTATTATAGATAGATTTATTTCGTTTACCTGTACTCCAGGGCTTAATTGTGCCATTATGTTTCTCCTAGTAGATAATATTAATATCCACACGACGTTTAAAAAAGTATAAGTGCAAATATTTTTAATTCCGTAAACGCCACCGGAACTCTTTGTACAGAGTTATATTTGCTGACTTACCTACTATTATTTATAAATATATAAAAAGGATATCCAGTGATAAAATTTAAGGTTGTAATAGAAGAAGATTATATTGATTTGTCTTCTTCAGGCAGAATAAAAAGATTTTATAATGAAGAATTAGTGGATGAAAATATATATACTCTTACTTATCCTAAAATATTTAAACAAATAGGTCAAACAAAAGGTTTCGATATCCATTTAGCGAAACCCTTACTAGAGCTAGATTATATAGATGATTTTGTGTCTAAAGAACAAGATAGAGATACGAATGTAGATGAATATATGCCAAATATTTCTGAAGAAGAAAAAACAACAGAAGAAATATCAAAAGCGTACGAAGAATTCAATACAATAGAAGAAGTATTGGAAGCAACATCACTAGATATAGAAGATAAAAACTTGGAGAGTGAATAATGGCTAGAATAAAAACACAGGAAGCATTAAAAGAATATATAAAAACGAGCATGGGTGCTCCGTCTATACGTATAGAATTAACAGACGATCAATTAAATATATGCATAGATAAAGCTATAGAAATATATGCTGAATTTGGTTACGACGGAATGAAGACTCAAACTCTTCTTGTTAATTTAACTAAAGGAGTAAATAAATATTATTTACCTGATAATGTTATGGCTGTTACGGGTTTACAAGCTTTAAATACATACAGTTCTTTTATAAATATACCAGCAGGTTATACTTTGGCTATGAATCCAATAACGTTAAATATGCTTGATAGCGTATCCAATATAGATATACAAGCAATGACAGCAAAAATGGCACAAATGAGTACACTTAGAAATATATTTGATATTAGTATAAATTTTGACTTCAACTTTAACTCTAAAGAATTAACATTTTTCGAACCTCCTGTATCAAGTACTGTACTATTAGAATTAGGTGTAGAATATGAACCAAATCCTATAGATAATATATATAACAATATGTGGATAAAACAGAGAGCAATAGGTGAAGCATACTTGATGTGGTCAGGTGTTGTAGGTAAATATAGTTCTCAATTAGTAAATGGTTCAGAAATAAACTATGCTGATATACAAGCAAAAGGTGAGGCCATTATAGAAAAGTCTAATGAGGATTTAGAGGAACAATTTGAACCGCTTGGGATTTATGTTTTTTGATTAAAATTTTAAGTTATAATTTTATATAATTACATATAAATAAAGGAACGTACATGTCATTAACGAGTGCCCAGAAAATAATATACGATAATATATTAGACGATATAAAAGAAGTACAGCAAGGGGATATATTTGCAGAACATTCGTTTTTGAGTATAACAGGTGCTGCTGGTACAGGTAAAACATTCCTAAGTAAATCTATAGTTATAAGTATATTAGAAAAAAATATGACATGTGCTGTAATAGCTCCCACACATCAAGCAACAAACGTTATAAAAAATACGATAGATATAAGTGATAAAAGATTACATTTTGCAACTTTGCATGCATTTTTAGGACTAAAACCTGGTAAAATAGATCCAAAAACAGGTGAAAGAAAATTCAAAAAAGATACTAGTAAGAATGCTTCAGCTTTGTCTAAAATAAAAGTTGATGTTGTAATATTAGACGAAAGTTCTATGGTAGGTGAGGAATTATATGAGTTTATAAAGAAAGAAATTTTTGAATATAATAGAATAAAAGCTATTCTATTTTTAGGTGATAAATTTCAATTACCTGCTGTTGAACCTGAGAATGGTTCAACAGAAATACAGTCTGTTATATATGATAATAAATTGATAAACCACCATGAGTTAACTGAACTAATACGTAATAGTGATATGGAAGTTATATTGTTTGTGTCTAAAATAAGAGAAATGATAGAAAATAATAATACTAAATATGATTTATTCAACTTTTTATTGAAAGAAAGAGACAAAGAACACAATAAAATTGTATTTTATAACTCAAAAAAAGAATTTATAGGTGATTTTATAAAAAAAGATAGATTAGGTAATACAGAAGATTCTATTGTAATGTTTACCAATGCTAAGGTAGAAGAATATAATAAAAAAATAAGAGATTATTATATTAAAAGTAAATATGGCGAATATACAGAACTAAGTATATCAGATATATTTGTAGTACAATCTTCTTCAGAAGACTTTATTAATTCAGAAGTAATAAGATTGAAAAGTTTTATAGAAAAAGATATAGAATTTATGGGTAAAAAATTTAAAGGATATTATTGTTCAACAATAGATGGTAGAAATTTTAATTATCTTTCAGAAGAAAGTAAAGATGAATATGAAAGAGCTTGCTCTTTACTAAAAGAAAATGCTAAAAAAGCTGGAAACGGACAAGCTTGGCAATTATATTATCAATTATTAGAGCTTTTTTTAGATATAAAATATCATTATGCAGGAACAATCCACCGTTCGCAAGGAAGCTCATACGAAAATATATGGGTAGATTGTACAGGATTAGGATATGTACAAGATCAAATGTTATTAAGATTATTTTATGTTGCGTCAACAAGAAGTAAAAATAAAGTTAATATTTTAATTTAATACAGTTTTAATATTATATTGTTTATTATTATATTTACATAAAGGAAATAAACAATGTCATTAATAAAAAAAGATAAATTACCATTAGGTGTAAAATTATATGTAGATTTTATAATAAAATCTGGTGGCAAATTTTCTATAAAAGAAGAAAGTATTATTTCTTCTGATATGAATAATGGTATTATAACTGATTGTCATTTAGTTGAAGACAACATAGAATTAAAATGGTTTACTACAGAAGATATACTTTATATTTTTATAGATGGTGTAAATATTTGTTACTGTGAAAACGAAAAATTGGTTTTTATATAAATATTTCAAAACGGGAACATTTATGAAAACATTTAGAGAAATAGCAATACAGGAAGCTCTTAAAATTGTTAAAAAAAATAAACCAGAAAATATAGATATTTCTTATTTCGATGATTGTGAAATTATTAGAACAAATCATACTAAAAAAGTAAGAGACAGAGAATCATCTTCTAGAGATAATGGATTAAGAGATGCTGTTATATTAAAAGCTGTTAAGAAAGCGTGGAAAAAAGGCCTAAAACAAAAAACAAAAACAATGATAACATATAAAAACAAGTATAAAAAATACGATATGATGGTTGTTGAATGGGATAAAAAGAAAATTATATTAGTTACTAGTATACAACATAGTAAAGATTTACCTAAATATTATTTTGGACCGTCACATAAAGATGATGCTAAGATTATGACAGAAAAAAA